GGGACACGCCTTAATAACAAGGATGTCATTGCTCAAAAAAATGCTGTCTGCAAACGCCACGGGCTCAGGGTAAGCCTTGTTCACGTTGATGCGGCGCGGAGGGTTGTAGTCGTCGGTAAAGAACAGCAGGTCGTCAACCAAGTCAACGCCAGTGACCAAGTACTGCGGGTCGAAGTTCAGCGCACTAGTGCTCACCACATGGTAGGTAAGCAGGTTGCTACGCATATTGTACGAAACGATGAGGTCGAGGACGCCAGAGTAAGCACCGTCTACAAAGGAAGGGTCGTGCACAAACCAGTACATGGTCTCGTTAGCTCCATCGCTATACGCCCCTAGGCAGGTGGCATTGCCGCTCAAAGCCGTGCCCGTAGGTGGGTATACCAGCGTAGTGAGCTGCGTATTGCCCTTGGTGTTTTCTACCGCCCCTATCTCAGAGTCTTCGGTAGAGCCCATACGGATGTTCTCAGCATGGATGTACTCACCGTTGGGAACAAGGCGCTCGTCGACGCTCTTGTTCATAATACCCTTGATGAAGTTCCTTACCAGATTTGCCATTACTTAATCCACTTGTCGCGACCACGCAGGTTCATAAGCAGCCTCCCCGGATGGATGTTGCTGATGCGAATCTTGGCATTGCGCAGTAGCGCGTTCTTCTTTTTGCGGGCTCGGCTTACGATATACTCTTGCACACCCAACTTGGCGTCAACGATAGCGTATTGGATATACGCATAGACGTATTCCTCAAATAGCTTGTTTACGCTAATCTGACTGTTGTCGCCGCTCTCCATGCCGTCGCTGACGTACTCAAGGATGCACAGCTCGCCAGACATACCGCTACTGAAGTTGATGACGCCACCCTTCTTGTCAATCTTAAATGTCGGGTTCGCGTTAGCCGTCTCAGTATTCAAGCCATACCGCGCTCCAATAGCCCAATCGAAATACCAGCTCCCCTCGTAGCAATACCCCAGCTCCCCATCTAGGGGGCTGTTCTCGTTGAGGTATATGCTCTGCTTGGTTCCCTTGATGCGGTCGTAGTCGATGGTCGAATCTTGCGGGCGGAGGATGGCTCCGGTCTGGTCGAACAGGATGCGGCAGTTGTTGTCTTGCAGATACGCCGAACTCCAGTTCGTTTGAATATTCTCCGTTAACGGTCGAAGGATTCCGTCCTTGTATAGGGAAATGCGAACCCAGTTGACGTAGTCGGGAGGAAGCACAAAGCGGAGCGTATCGCAGACGTTGAGCTCGAGGACTTTAATCTCCTTCATCGCGTCGTAGTTGAGCTCTTGGATAGCTCGCTTGGCGTGGAAGAGAATCTTGTACCGCTCCTCGTTATTGACCAAAGAGTGGTTGCCGCTGTACATCAACATGAAGTTGTTGACGATGTCTTGCAACGAGACGTACTGGTAACTGCCCCAGTTGGCATCCTCGGGGAGGGCGCCGTTATTCTCGTAATACTGATACTCTGTGATATACGGCATTACTGTTGTTGTTCTTCGGCGTTAGCGAACTGATACACATCGCCTTCTCGGATGCTCATGCCAGCCATTTGCAAGATGCGGTAAACCAAGTTCGGCTCGTCTTCAATGGGCAGCTCGAAGTCTTGGTAGTCGGCTGGGCTCTGGTCAAAGACCGGCTCACCGCCAGCAAGGGATACATACGTCCACTTCGGGTCGAAGGGATACCGGATGTATTGACACGTAACGTCGCCGGGCTGGTTGAAGGTGGTAGGGAAGACCGTAATACTATCGCCCTGCAAGGTGTATGCCGGGAACTGCACCGAGGGTGCCGTCAGCAGGCTCGCGTTGAGCATGGTAATCTTACTGTGGCTCACAGGCTCCGCCTCGATGCCACCCGCCAAAACCTTGTTCAAGAGGTAATAGTCGTCACCGGTGGTGGTTGCGCTCGGAGTAAAGAATACGTTTGGCGTCGCCGGGTTGGGAGACTGCGTCAACGGGTTGGTAACCGAGAAGACGTTGATGGCTTCGCTGATACCCTTGCTCATATCCGCATACTCCGTACCCGACATGCGGGCGTTCTCTGCGTTAATAGCTTGGTTGAGGTCGGTGAAGTAGCTATCGAAAATTTCTAGCTGAGCCTGCTTAGCGAAGAGGTTGAAGTCAGACGGAGAGACGTATCCGTAGTTGTTCTTATTGAGAACCGACAGTACGGTTTGACGGACTGAATCAATCATTGCCCTAAGATAGAGCCAAACGAAAAAGCCGCCCGAAGGCGGCTTTCTCTAGTAGCAAGTGGCGCCGATTAGGCGTTGATGATAGTCTCCGGCGTCAAAACCAAGGTGACGTCATACACGGGGTTCGTCCATGACGTTTGAAGAGCAGCCTCGACAGCCTCCTGTAACTGGACCTGTACGTTGAAGGCAGTCTGAGCAGCCGTGGTAATGGTTGTGGTTGTACCATCCTCGTATTGGAGGAGGGTGGTAGTGGACGCAGCCGTAGCAGCACGGATGGTCTTCAGTCCGCTAAGAGAAACGAGCTGGTTGCCTTGGAAGCCGGTGTCGGCATCACCTTTGATATTGAGAAACTTTTGCATGAGGAAAAAAATTAAATCCGTGAGCAAGGTACTACCCCTCGATTAAAATATCGAGAGCCCGGAGGTGGTCGAGGCCCTCGTCGCTGAGGAGGTAGCTGGTGGCCAAAGCCACGGGGTCTTCGCCGAACGGAACGGTGACCAGCTTCTTCTTGTTCTCAGGGCCGTTGAACCAAATCTCGGTCTTGTTGCGGCGGAAAGACAAGAGCTTGTCGTCGAAGAACTTCTGAATCTTAGACTGCAACTTCAAGTCCGGGTCGTTGGCTACCCTCAAGAAGGTGTGTGGGTCGCGGCGCACATAGACGAGCATATCGCGACGCAACTCTGAGGTGGTGAGCTTACTGGGGTCGATGCCAAGGAGGATACGAGAGACGTGCTCTAGGGCCTCTATGCTCATGTTCTTGCACTCTACGAGGGCGTCGACTTCGACGTTCAACTGCTCTACCTCTTCGGCGGCGTTGCGCTCCTCGTTGACCTCCTCATACTTGCTCCCGTTCATAGGGTGGTAGTGGAGGAACTCTTGCAGAACGGGGTTGGTGCTAGGGACGAAGAGCATGCCGTCTTCAAAGATGACGGGCTCGACAATAGCATTGCCGTCTTGCTCGTCTTCGAAAGGGCTCTTCTGGTTGCGTGCGTAACGCAGTACGCGGTTTTCGTTGCGGTCGCCGTCCCAGTACAGCAGCGGCTTTTTTTGGCTCCCACGACCGGGAATCATAAAGCAAAGGGGAGCGGAGCCTCGCGTGAGGCGGTACGTTTTGTCAGTATTAGGTTCCATTTTATTTAGAGAAGAGAGAAAAAGGGGGCGCCCATTGCGCCCCCCTTTCTCGGTTACAATCAGTCGGTGAACAGGAAGAAGTTGTTCGCTCCCATCACGCACACAGCACGCTCGGAGAGGTAGTTGACTTCCATCGCGTCGAGGTCGCTCGTGCGAGCGCCGCCAGCGGAACCTGTAATCCAAGTCTTATACCGGCGGTCCTCAGTTTCAGAGGCGCGGTAGCGGACGTGGAGGAACGGACGCTTGGCGTTCTTACCGAGCACTTGGTCGTAGACCGTAGTGCTTCCAGCGGGAACCATCAGGCCGTTGACACCACCGTTGGCGAGGTCGCCACGCATGGTTGGGTCGTTCAAGTACTTCCAGTCAGACTTGTAGAAGTCGTAACCACGGCGGAAGCCGGTGAAGCCAAGGTTGAGCGCCATCTGCTCGTCGTTATCGAACAGGCCGTAGCTAGTACCGCCGGCACCGTAGCTGTTCTGAGCAGCCAGCATGTCGTCGATAGCGAAGCTGAAGTCCCGGTCTACGAAGATGACGTTCTCCTCAATCGAGCCCTGCTTATCCAAGCGGGAGATGATTGCGTCGAAGTCAGCCAAAGCAGTGGGGATACCACCGGACCAGAGGTTGCCACGGTTCTCAACGGCGTAGAAGATGCCTTCGGAACCAGCGTTGACAGTGCCGGCAGTAAATACGGTAGCTCCAGCCAAGTAGTCTTCTGCACCAGAACCAACGGCAGCAGGAACAGCCTCAATCATAGCTGTCTCGAGGTAGTCGTCAAAGCGGAGACGGGTCTCGTGCTCGGACTTCATGTACCACAGGTATCCGGAAGCTCCGTTCTCGGTGGTGACCTCAATCCATCCAATCTGAGCCATATCGGAACCAGAGACAGCGTACTTGTCCTTGATGATGATAGGCTTGTTGTCGAAGATGAAGTCGTCAGCTTCGAGGGATTCAGACATTCCGTTGGTTCCCTTAGCAAACTCCGAACCGTAAATCATAACGGTGCAGTCTGTGTTGGCGGCAACAAATTGTTCCAACTCGTAGTACTTGACGTCGAACGTATTCGCTCCGACATCGACAACAACACCTTTGTTGCTGGCTTGGTTATTGCCGGCAGTTTCGGTGATGAACACCGTCTGACCCACGCGGATAGCGACACTTCCGGTACCGGGGTTGAGGGTATCGCCGACAGTAAACCGCACGGCAGAGGTCGTTGCCCCGGCACCGTTCGTAGTCTCACACTCGGTGTACTTGGTGTGGAGACGGCCCTGCTCAGCCCACTTAATCATGTCTGAGTTGGTGGGCATCTCGGCGCCGACCATGCGGAGGAATCCGGAAA